AATATTATAGCGGATGGCCGCCACGTGGCAGATCTAAGCTAACGGACTCTTAGTATATATTGAGACCCATTCCCCAATTCATTTCACCAAGTTTGAGTGAGACCCAATTGGTACTCACCCTTTATTACAAAAATGCCATCGAGCAAGCGGTTTGTAATAAATGCCAAAAATTATTTCCTCACATATCCAAAGTGCTCTTTAACCAAAGAAGAAGCACTTTCCCAATTACAATGCATTCAAACCCCAACAAACAAGAAGTTCATCAAAATCGCCAGAGAGCTCCATGAAAATGGGGAACCTCACCTCCATGTGCTTCTCCAGTTCGAGGGTAAATTCAAGTGCCAGAATCAGAGATTCTTCGATCTGGTCTCCCCAACCAGGTCAACACATTTCCATCCGAACATTCAGGGAGCTAAATCGAGCTCAGATGTCAAGTCGTACGTCGACAAGGACGGAGACACCCTTGAATGGGGAATTTTCCAGATCGACGGCAGAAGTGCTAGAGGAGGTTGCCAGTCGGCTAACGACACATACGCCAAGGTTCTAAACGCAGAAACGGCATCAGACGCACTGCAGATTTTGAAAGAAGAACAACCAAGGGACTATGTTCTTTATCTGGATAAAATCAAGTCTCATGTTCAAAAGTTATTTGCCAGTGCTCCGGAACCTTGGGTCCCTCCGTTTCCACTTTCCTCTTTCACTAACGTTCCCGACGAAATGCAAGAGTGGGCCGATGACTATTTTGGGAGGAGTGCCGCTGCGCGGCCAGAGAGACCTATGAGTATCATCGTCGAAGGTGATTCAAGGACAGGGAAGACAATGTGGGCTCGTGCGTTAGGCCCACATAATTATCTTAGTGGACATCTGGACTTCAATCCAAGGGTCTACTCCAATAATGTCCTGTACAACGTCATCGATGATGTCACACCGCATTATCTAAAGCTAAAGCACTGGAAGGAGCTGATTGGTGCACAAAAAGACTGGCAGTCAAATTGCAAGTACGGGAAGCCAGTTCAAATTAAAGGAGGAATCCCATCAATCGTGCTCTGCAATCCAGGTGAGGGAGCCAGCTATAAAGATTTCCTAGACAAGCAGGAAAATGCATCTCTGAGAAACTGGACTCTCCATAATGCGAAATTCGTCTTCCTCAACTCCCCCCTCTATCAAACCACAACACAGGGCGGCGAAACGCAGGGCAACTCGCCGTAAGAGGATCGACATTAGCTGCGGGTGCTCCATCTACGTCCACATCGGCTGCAGTAACCATGGATTCACGCACAGGGGAACTCATCACTGTGCCTCAGGCAGAGAATGGCGTCTATATCTGGGAAATAACAAATCCCCTGTATTTCAAGATATACCATGTAGAGGACCTGGTATATACGAGGACCAGAGTATACCACGTGCAGATACGGTTCAACCACAACCTGAGGAGAGCATTGCATCTCCACAAAGCCTATTTCAATTTCCAAGTCTGGACGATATCAGTTCGAGCTTCTGGGAAGACTTATTTAAATAGGTTTAAATATTTAGTTCTAATGTATCTAGATGAACTAGGTGTTATCTCAATTAATAATGTAATTAGAGCTGTTCGTCACGCCACGAACAAATCATATGTAAATCATGTATTGGAGAATCATTCAATAAAATTCAAAATTTATTAATTCATAATCGAATCATAAAAATAGATTCGAATCTTAAGCGTCGCATACACGGGGTTAGAGGCATGAGTACATGCCATATACAATAACAGGGCATTCTCCGTGTGATTCTCATACTTCCCGGCTTCCTGATGGTTGTACACCACATAGTTGTTGACCTTCCAGAAACGCTTGACGAGAGCCTGCTCGTTGCTGGCATATTGACCGCCGGTAACCTTGGCATAAAACCTGTGCATCACTTGATAACGATCGCGAAGATCGTTCTTCACAGTAGCGGTACTGGGCTCGTTGTCAAACATGTTGAACACCTGGCCAAAATCCATTGGAGTACCATACGGTCTACGGTCCCTGACCAACCAGAACATCACACTGTTCGTGTGGTTCTTCAACTTGATATTCTCGTCCATCCATATCTTACCTAGTATATACACAGACTTAACACAAAAACGCTTACCGACACGGTGGGTTATACCATTCCCACGTGTGACATCAGATATGCACATGACCTTACCCACGTGTGAGATGTCATGACGCTGCTCGTAGGATTGGACCTTACAGGGACCCTCACAGCCTCTAGGAACATCAGGCGTCCGTAGCGTCCTGTATATCCTGGGCTTCCTGTACATGGGCCTGTGAACCCATTCAGTGGCCTTATTATATTTTGGGTCGACTCGTCCACGAGGAGAGAAATTAGAAGAGCGGCTAACCTTTGAGGTTCCCGCCATCTGGCGCCATGAGGGATCCCGCTTAGGCATTTCAAATTAAAGCCTGTTGAACCCACGAAATCATGTTCAAATTTATACACCTTTAACAACTTGGAGCCCAAGTATTTCAAATTAAATAGGCTTTAAGGACAAAATCTGATTGGGCGGCCCATTTTGTCCTTTCTTGTCTGGGTCCACACCAGAGAGAGTGCTATCGCGGAAAGGGGAGAGGGAGCGCGAGGGGGCACCAGGGGAGATCGCGCGGCCACCAGAGCGCCACGTAGGGGGGGCAAAAAATCGCGCGGCCATCCGGT